CTACGATAACCGCGCATTCAACATAGCTACCTGTTCGTCGTTCATGTCATCAATCCACATACCGTAAATTTCATACACCATCTGCGCAGTTTCATGCCCCATCTGGCTGGCTATAAATGCCGGGTTCGCTCCTGCCGTCAACAGCCAGCAGGCAAAAGTATGTCGCGTATGGTACGGATTACGGCGGCGAATACCAGCACGTTTTACTGCTGCATTCCATCTCGCACCCAAACTGCTTACCGAGTAATAAGGTTTCTGTTTTCCGTTACACATCCTGGGCATGAAAACAAAATGCAGTTTGTGCTTTTCGGTTCTGCCGTACTCCCGATGATAAAAAGTGATTTCGCTTTTGCGATGATGCCCGGTCAGTTTGTATTGCTCCTTCAGTGCTTCAAGAGCTGGCTGTAGTAGTGTTACCGTCCGGATCCCCGCATTTGTTTTTGGGGGACCGAACATATCAAGTATCGTCAGGTTTCTTCTGACATTCACAATTCCCTTCTCGAAATCCACATCCTCCCACGCCAGAGCTGCCAGTTCCCCGTGACGAAGCCCGGAGTAAACGGCAAATTTCCACAAGTTCTGGCTCTGTCCTTTTTCACTTTCCATTAATGCATTGAATTCTGTTTTAGATAACGGATCAGGCTTTATTCTGTTTCGCTGTAATTTTTTTACTCCTTCAAATGGTTTGGTTGATATAAATCCCGACTGATACGCAAAACGTAACAACGAACAGAGCAGGGCGATATAGTTATCAACTGTGCGCACGGTTCTTCCTTTTTTGTTGGATCTTGGATTATCTAGGTAAAGTGTTTCTCCATGCAGCAGTTCATTCCGGTAGTTTAAGATATCGCTATAACGAATATGTGATATTGGGGTACTCTCACAAATTATTATCCTGAGTGTTTTTAATTGTGATTTCGTTTTCTTCATTGTGTTTGTTGTTAACTCTGTCTCTTTAATTTTTGTCCAGATATCACAAAGCTCCCCGAACGTTTTTATGACCCTCGTTGTCACCATTTTTGCCCCAGTGCTGGACTGGGGAAAACGTCTTAAATACTCAAATTCACCGGAGTTGATTTCATGAACTATCAACGCTCTTAAATTCCCGGCCTTTTTAATGTTACTGTTAGTAACCTCCCAGCCTTTCAATGTTTCCCGACATCGTTTTCCTCGAAACATGAACCAGATGCGAATGTATTTACCTCGAATCTCGACACCTGTTGGTAATTTAGACATATCATGAGTCTTTGATAAACTGATTTATCTTTGGATAGTTGTACCAGATAATCCCTCGCTTACTGTCTGGTTTCCCTAAAGGAGATACTCGTTTGAAGTGGAAGCCTTCCTCCCAACAGTTCTGACGGTATGCTTCAATTTGTCTGGCCCCCAGACCAGTGCGAAGCATCAGGCCGTATTCAACCATCCACTCTTCATTAAAGATTACTTGTGCCATCGCATCACCTCTGGCAGGCGCCAATGTTAGACTGAAATTGACGCCCGATGTTGATTATTAATAATCAGCTATGAAGTTTTAATTTGAATACAATGCAATTCACGACGACTGAAGTTTCTCGCAATTAAAATTTATCAGTTTTACTTTCTGCTCTCTGGAAACGCCTGCTTCTTTTTTACCTGAGAGCATTTTTTCGCATTCTGATTTGGTTAATTTTGTTTTTGAGTACCTTGTCCAGTTAGTAGGAGTGCCACCTTCCTTTTCAATAGTGGCGGTAATTTTATACATGAACACCTCCATTATTATTTCCAGTGGTTCGTTTATTCCATCGTTCGAGTGCTTCTTTTTCACTTCCACCATAGCCGGTTCGGGATTCGCATCCGTTACACTTCGCGCGGTAATATCCTGAAATGGCTTTCACCGTTACTGATGGACAACCACAAAAAGGGCATGGTTTGACTTTTTCATACCGCATTGTCTTTTCTCTCATAAAATAAAATTTTGTGATGGCGGTGAGGCTACACCGCCAAAGTCAATATCAGGAGCCGATATATTCTGGTTTCATATCTGTCAGTGTCGTTTTATACGCCTCATATAATTCACCCAGATGTGGCCGGGCAGCATTCAGCGTATTTTCCAGAGCAGTAAATTTTTGTTCTGCTTCTGGATCACCTGATGAAGGAAGGTCATTTATCATCTTCTCGATACTGGCAATAGCATTGAGACGGTGATGACGCCGAACCACTTTTCCTTTAAGCTCGGCAAAGAATTCGCCGATCTGGTTTTTCTGATCCTCTATCTCTTGGCGTAATGCAGTGGTTTCCTCAGTCGTGGCCGCGCTTTCGACACGCTGCCGGAATTCATCAATCCACGCTTCGTCAATACGCTGTTCGATGGTTTCTGTTCGCTGCTCGCTTACCTCGCTATAATTCTGTACCGGCACAGGATTGATGATTTTTTCCTGTGGCTCTTCCAGTTCGTCCGGAGTATACACGCCCAGGATGACGTCAGGACAATAAAGGCGAGCCCAGTATTTCAACGCCAGATAGGCGAGCTGTTGTTTCGGGTTTGAGGTCCATAAAGGAGAATTACGCGTAATCACGCTGGAAAGAAACACCGGTTCTCCCCAGGTAATCTCACTTTCACCGCGAAGAACTGCACCAACTCGAACTGATAGACCATACTCATCTTCACTGGTCCAACATGGGATCGTTTCTTTTTTCTCATAGATTCCGCCTCCTTTGGCCGTTTTCTTAACGGTCTCCACTCGGGTGCGAGAGCATTTCTCCCAGTCTCCCTCGTACTTGTAATGGAAGCGGCCTACAATTGCACTTGAGCTAGAGATCACAGCGTTAACCAGTTGTGCTTCATAACCCAGAACTCCGTTTACCAGGTGTGTTTTCTGAGCCACAGCGTAGGGGTTCATGCCCCATTGCATGGCTTGCATGATGATTGCCATGCAGTCGGCAGGATTTCCGCGAAGGTGATCGGGAACTGTGACGGTGGCCTGTGACATCAACCTGGCTACTGCCTGAAGTTGCGTCAACGCCTGAACGTTAAAAATAGTGTTACTGGCAGAAATGGTATTTGGTGTCTGCTCTGTCGTGATGATATTGGTATTTTGCATGGTCAGGTTCTCCATTAAGCCAGATGCAGTGCTTCAAGACGACGAAGATCAAAGTCGTTTAATTCGTCGGTATAACTTTCGGTAATCGGTGCTGGCCAGTTGTTTGTCTCCAGGGCTTCGTTTATCTGGCGTAGCGTCCGGCGATATTCCTGTCGACCAAGTTCCAGGAGTTCCTGCGAGGCTTCCACGACAGCCACCCAGTGATAGCCAGCATCTTTGTTGACGAAGATCCAGAAAAATTTTTCCAGGTTTGCCACATCGCAATACATTGCGGCGCTGAGGTGATAATCACGCTCAATAATTTCACGGTGCAGGCGATCTTTAAGTCGTTCCTGCCGCACATAACCGAGGCTGACTGACTTCACGTCGGCGCAAATGCTTTCGTATGGCAGCCGGATTTCGATATCAGGACGGACCCTGATTTCCAGCCCGGTTTCTTCATCAAACCCGAAATAGCTGATTTCAGATTTGCGATCCGGGTGGTTGAGTAGCCTTGCCGCATCAGTATTGTTTTGCAGTGCCGCGTGAATATTTTTTGCCTGTTCATACATATCCGGACTGATAAACGTTTTCCCGGCGTTTTCTTCTTGCTGGCGTTTTTGCCAGTCCTCCAGTGTCACCAGTTCCGGGCGAATTTTCCGTGCGATTTCGGTTAATTGCTCTTTCGTGCCACTGATGTTGTAAGGCAAAGATTTAGCACGTTCTTTTTTTGCCAGTTCTGGGTCTACAGTTTCAATTTGATCCAGAAGTTGCTCCCGTGCTCCACTGGTTTTCAACAGAGGAGGGAGGCTTGCGTTGTATTCTTTAATACAGGCTTTCATTGCTGATGCTGTGTGTTTTTCCCCCTCAGGGATACGCCGAAATTCCACCGGAAGCGAACCGTAAAGGATGCCTGTTTCTTCGGCCCCAGCACTTACAGACAGTGGCTGTATAAGAGTGCTGTTGTAGCTTTCGATCCACTCTTTCATCTGCTCTGGTGTCATCAGTGCTGGCAGACTGGCATTGTGTTTTTTAATGATGGCGATCAGTTCGTTAGAAGTAGTAACCACATATTCAGGAACCGGTACCGGAATGGCATATTCATCAGCGAATTTATCCGTTTCCAGAACATAGCTGTGAATGATCCTCCCACGCAGCAGTGCATCACTTTCCTCATTCGGAATAGTTCCGGCAATGTGCCGCCCGTGGTAATACATCAGGCTGATACGGGCATCCTTCAGCATCGTGCTGCTTATTCCGTTGGCGGAGTGATAAACCTCGTTCGGGAGGTTTTCATAGCGGCCTGGCTCGAAATATGACGGCCACATGATTTCAGTTGCTACAGGAGCTGACGCTTCACCAGTTTGATCACTGCAATCACGATGCGGATCGCTGCCAGCATTCTCATTGTGCGGATGTTCAGCGCCTTCCATTTCCACCGGATCTTTTTCCTTAGCTTCAACCTGATTCTCTTCATCGAATGTTTCCTGGTATGTTGCGTCGCCCATCACCGCGCCACAGTCAGGGCAGTTACTGCCGCCGGTCTGACCGCAGGCGGCGCAGACTTTTTCCGGTTCCTGTTGCGCTTCTGGTTCATTTTGTCGCGAATTTTGGCCGTTTTGTTCCGATTTTCGGTCGTTCTGTTCCGTTTTTGGCTGATGCTGGTACACAGAATCGCGGGTCTGGATCCCCTTAACCCATTTCGGATCATTCGGGTCGCTAATCCCTTCAACAAATTCTCCGCGATAGGCAGCCAGTAATTTGTCTGCATCAACAGAATTTACCTGTGACTGAGCATCCAGCGGCTGCGTGTCCTGATGATGTTCAGTTGCATCCGGTTCCACTGTTTCAGCCGTTGCCTGTTCATCTGCCATTGCGCCAGATGGTTGCGGTTTTTCTTCATCATTCTGTTTTCCCTCCTCTGTTACACGCTGCGGCATCGGGGCAGAGGAGCGACCGCAGGCAATATCCACGATTTCCGGATCAGGGTTGGCATGATCGGTTTCAGTCAGTACTTTGTTCAGATATTCTGTGACGTGCGCGGGGATGACCTCGATCCCAATTGGTGCTTCTTTCACGGACGCAACCACGATGGCGCGAGAATAATCCAGCCCGCCAGGCATGGTGATGAATTTGTCGCGGAAAACAGAAAAGGGCGGTTTATTTTCAGCGATAATTTCCTCAATGCGTTTAGCGTGTGCCGGATGAAGGTTATAGATGTCCACGTCCATTGAACGGGCCAGTACGCCAGTGGCTACGTCGCGCGCCAGTGACGTAAGATCGTGGACGAAACCTTCGCCGCGATCGGTGAGGTTCCCGCCGCCAGCATTAGCACCGGAAGCCGTGCGAGTGATGCGTGAAACACGATTACCCTTCATCCACTCTTTTGTCAGCAGTCCTCGATCGGTGTAGTCAGCGTTCAGGTATACTTCGAAAAAAGCAGTTAACAGTCCCAAGTCTGAATTACCAGGATTAGGGAAAACTTTGTCAGTGTCACGAACCAGTTTGTGGAGATCGCGAATTTCCAGCGGGTCGAGCAGGCTGGTTTTGTGGGAAACAGCCAGGGCAGTAACAGCCGGTAGTTCTTCAGCCCGTGCAATGTGTAATGCCTGGAGTTCGCCGCGTGAAACGTGCGTTACCGGTTTTTCGCTGCCGTGTTGAGCAAGCCAACGAATGGGCAGTTCCTGGCCAGAAATTGGGAGTAGCATATTCTCCTCAATCTCAGTCATGTCTTCGCCGTTGACGTTGGTATTGCCTTGATAGTGAGCGTTGTCTGGTGCTGCTCCCGGTTTTAGTTCCCATGTCATGGAGTCTTTGCTGAGTTGATAGCGTTCACTCCAGGTAAAATCGATCTCACCTTCAGCGGGCAGGTCATTAACGACAGGAAAATTCGTGGCAACAGCTTTAAAATAGCTGCTCAGTTTTTTACCTGACTTAACGATCTGGTAGTCCAGAGTGGCACAGGTCGATTCAAAATCGTCACTTGCCCACAGGACGACGTCAGGTTCACCGGATGATTTTTTCGCTTTCCGTAACAGGAAGAGTGGTTTTGTGCTCATTGTTTTTTAACCTCAACTCAGATTAAAATTCGTTTTGTTCAGTGAATGATCTTGCCGGATACACACTGTTCATAGCCTGCGCCATACGCAGGCTATTTCTTTCAGATTTCACCTTTTAATTTCATTGCAATCAGAGTTGCCAGAAATCCGGCTTTTTTTTCTGCGGGCAGATTCTTTCCGATATGCACTAGGCTCATTTTTTTGACACCTTCGTGAAGTGTTTTAACGTTGCCTGATGGACCGTCGATATCAACTACAGTGAATGGGGTTTCTTTATTTTCTGTTTTAATCACGTAGCCAATACGCTTTCCTTCCAGATTAACTTCGTGAACAATGTCATCAGTAGTTACAACAGTGGCTTCATAACTGGTAATCATGTTTTTCTTCTTAATTAAGGTTGAGCGAATCCCTGCCATTGCTGGCATAAATTCAGTTTCGCATAGTCAGTTAATTAAAGTTCGTGTGCCATCTGGTCTTTTTCGGCACATATTTCGCTACAATATTTTTTCATTTCCGTCGTTGGGATAACTCCACGCATGAAATGAAGTGGTCTTTTAATGCTTTTGCTTTCTTTAACTTCTTTATCGCAAAGGTGGTAAGCACATTTTATTTTCTTAGTCATCACCATGACTCCGCCTTTACAGGTAAACCATCACGACCGAGGAAGACTTTAATCATGCAGTCAGTAATGCATGTTTTTGTGGTCAGGTTACGAATATAAAGCTTTCGCTTTTTAATATTGTTTGCCGAGGCAATATATGTCCGGCCGTTATGAAGAACATAATCACCAGGAGTCACACACTGACGAGGTATTTCATCAGTTCCGAAGTGATGAGCAATCATAATTATCTCCATTTTCACAAATGAACTTTGTTGATGCGGTGCCTGGTGCCTCCAGGTGACGTTAACCAGTTAACAATTAACGCCGGATAATCCACCCATAACACTGATGCTTTTAACTGTTCCGCGTGCGCTTAGCCGCATTCACCGCATCACAAAATTCACTTTAAAAAGGGCGGACATCAGCCGAACTTCAAGAAAAAACTGATGCCGCCAAGACTACACACAGCAATGTCGTTATTTACAACCGGAGGCGCACTCCCACCATTTAAATTTAACAGACAAGACCGACTCTTTATGGATATCGGAAATGCGCCTTCGTGTTGCGCCCAGTTTTATTTCACCACCTCCGGGCTTCGGTGGTCTCGGCTATACCCCTACAGCGAGAGCTTGTGTTAACATTTCAATACCCTTACAGTTGAGAGTTATTGATATGTTGGATGTATTTACTCCATTGTTGAAACTTTTTGCTAACGAGCCACTCGAAAGACTTATGTATACGATTATCATTTTTGGTCTCACTCTCTGGCTGATACCGAAAGAGTTTACTGTCGCATTCAATGCTTATACTGAAATACCTTGGCTCTTTCAGATTATCGTTTTTGCCTTTTCTTTCGTGGTCGCCATTTCCTTCTCAAGATTGCGAGCACATATTCAAAAGCATTTTTCATTACTACCAGAGCAACGAGTATTGCTTCGTTTATCTGAGAAAGAAATCGCTGTATTTAAAGATTTCCTTAAAACAGGAAATCTTATTATCACTTCTCCTTGCCGTAACCCGGTTATGAAAAAATTAGAACGGAAGGGCATCATTCAACATCAGAGTGATAGCGCAAACTGTTCTTATTATCTCGTCACCGAAAAATACTCCCATTTTATGAAGTTATTCTGGAACAGCAGGAGTAGACGTTTTAATCGTTAGCTTACTGTGTGCTTCTCCAACCATCGGCGCGCACCAGTTTCGGTTTTAAATGTTTTGCTTTTTGTATACGTCATCGCGGTGAACGTACCGTCCTGGTTGGGAAACACGCCACACACTATGGATTCGTTGTTGCCGAGGTCGATTTTTTGCATTTTGGGAACCCTCACATCTTGTTGTTACGGATAGAGGCTTCTGCCTGCCAGAGATCCCAGTCGTTGCTGCGTAGAGCCTGTACAGCCTGGCTGTAAGTGATGCCGCAACAATCCATCAAATACTGAACTACTTCGTAATGCACCATCTTATCTCTCCCCTTAACGCCGGGTGGCGGAACTAACTGCTGCACTGCAAAATTTGAATCCCGCCGTCATGTTCATACGCCTCGGGCTGGCTACTTAACCCCTGACCACTGCCTGGTAACTCGAAGTATTGCCCTGCGTTCTGTGGGGCGGGGTGGGTTGGTAGGTATATGATGTACTTTGTGTTCATTGTTGTAAAGTACTTTAAGTACATTTTGTGTGTAAAAAAATGAGATGGGATAAAGTGAAGCACAAACCCGGAGGGGGACGCTACCGGATTTATGCTGGTTTAAGAGGCTTTTTGTTTTTTCTTTCGTGCTAACTCTTCGTAAATTGCATTGTACTTCTGTTTTTTCTCCTCAAGAGTTTTTAAAAGTTCATCTGTCTCACTGTCAGGGAGCTCGTCCAGAAGGTCAATGATGATTTTTTGTCTTGGATTTAACTCCTGATAGAAACGTACCTGTCCACTTTCTTCTGTATCCTCTCCCAAAAGATAGGTTGGTGTTGTTCCAATGAGTGTTGCTAATTCCCTTAATTTCTCTCGGCGAGGAATTGTTTCGCCATTAAACCATTTGCTAACCGCTTTTGGTGTTAATTTCATTCGACGGGCAATTTCTGCCTGCCTTCCATGTTGTTCATAACCAGCGTTTTCACAGGCTAGCGCAAGCCTACTGGCGAACTCTTTACGCGCTTTATCTTCATGAACCATAAGTTCAATGATATTCGCTCTTGAATGTACTGTCAGTTCTGTTATAGCATGTACTCAAAGTTCACATTGTGAGGGTGATATGAACCAGAAAACACTTGAAGATGTAATCAAAACTGTTCGCGTTTCTGTTGTGGCCGACGTTTGTGGTGTCAGCCAAAGAGCAATCTACAAATGGATGGATAACGGAAAATTGCCTCGCACAGAATATACCGGCGAAACAAATTACGCTGAAAAAATCGCTCATGCATCAAACGGATTATTTTCTGCCGATGCAATTTTAACTATTGGCAGAAATAAAACTACTACGAAAAAGCTGATGGGAGTTGATTCATGAAAATCAAGCATGAGCACATCGAATCAGTGTTGTTAGCCCTGGCTGCTGAAAAAGGGCAGGCATGGGTAGCCAATGCCATTACTGAAGAATATCTGCGCCAGGGGGGCGGCGAATTGCCTCTGGTTCCAGGCAAGGACTGGAACAATCAGCAGAATATCTATCACCGTTGGTTGAAAGGTGAAACGAAAACGCAAAGAGAAAAAATTCAGAAGCTGATCCCAGCAATTCTGGCAATCCTTCCGCGCGAGCTGCGTCACCGACTCTGCATCTTCGATACCTTGGAACGCCGTGCATTACTGGCGGCGCAGGAAGCGTTAAGTACGGCAATTGATGCGCATGATGATGCTGTCCAGGCCGTTTACCGGAAAGCGCATTTCAGCGGTGGCGGGTCTTCCGACGATTCTGTCATTGTTCATTAAGCAAAAGTTTTCATGCTGTTTGTGCTTATTCTAAGCAACCGGACAGCATCATACGGGGCAATTATGGCCGCATTACCATACATGCAACTGTACATAGCTGATTACTTGGCTGACACCATGCATTTGTCAGCAGAGGAGCACGGTGCGTATTTGTTGCTGATGTTCAATTACTGGCAAACAGGAAAGCCAATACCCAAAAACAGGCTGGCAAAAATTGCCCGTCTGACTAACGAGCGATGGGCTGATGTTGAACCATCCTTGCGGGAGTTTTTTTGCGATAACGGCGAGGAATGGGTGCATCTTCGGATTGAGGAAGATCTGGCATCAGTCAGGGAAAAATTAACCAAAAAATCAGCCGCAGGAAAAGCATCTGTTCAGGCCAGAAGAAGCAGAAAGGAAGCAGATGTTCAAACAAAACAAGAGAGAAATTTAACAGGTGTTCAAACAGATGTTGAAGTGGTGTTTGAACATGATGCCAACACAAAGGCAACTAATAAAGATACAGATAAAGATCTAAAAACAGATCCCCCCCTAAATCCCCCCCGGGGGAATCGAGGTGTCAAAAAGTTTGACCCTCTGGATATTGCTTTGCCGAACTGGATTTCTGTCTCGCTTTGGCGTGAGTGGGTTGAATTTCGCCAGGCATTGCGTAAACCGATTCGAACGGAGCAGGGCGCTAACGGGGCGATACGGGAGCTGGAAAAATTCCGCCAGCAGGGTTTTTCACCTGAGCAGGTGATTCGACACAGCATCGCCAATGAATACCAAGGCTTGTTCGCGCCAAAAGGTGTTCTACCTGAGACGTTACTCCGACAGGTTAACACCGTCTCGTTACCGGATAGTGCGATCCCGCCAGGCTTCAGGGGGTAACTGACCATGAAAAATATTGCGGCAGGCGGCATTCTTGAACGTATCCGCAGACTGGCCCCGCCACATGTAACCGCCCCATTCAAAACGGTAGCGGAGTGGCGCGAGTGGCAACTTTCCGAAGGCCAGAAACGTTGTGAGGAGATCAACCGTCAGAATCGTCAGTTGCGGGTGGAAAAAATTCTGAATCGCTCTGGCATCCAGCCATTGCACCGCAAATGCTCGTTTGCGAATTACCAGGTGCAGAACGACGGTCAGCGATACGCGTTGAACCAGGCGAAATCTATCGCTGATGAACTGATGACCGGGTGTACAAATTTTGCGTTCAGCGGAAAACCTGGTACCGGAAAAAACCATCTGGCGGCGGCTATCGGGAATCGCCTGCTGAAAGATGGCCAGACAGTGATTGTGGTTACCGTGGCTGATGTCATGAGTGCTCTACACGCCAGCTATGACGACGGGCAATCAGGCGAAAAATTTTTGCGGGAACTGTGCCAAGTGGATCTGCTGGTTCTTGATGAAATTGGCATTCAGCGCGAGACAAAAAACGAGCAGGTGGTGCTGCACCAGATTGTTGATCGCCGGACAGCGTCGATGCGCAGCGTGGGGATGCTGACAAACCTGAACTATGAGGCCATGAAAACATTGCTCGGCGAGCGGATTATGGATCGCATGACCATGAACGGCGGGCGATGGGTGAATTTTAACTGGGAGAGCTGGCGTCCGAATGTCGTCCAGCCAGGAATTGCGAAGTGATTTTTACCGGGAGGAAATTTTAATGGAAACCGTTTTTGATGCACTGAAAGCAATGGGAAAAGCCACGTCGGTAGAACTGGCTGCGCGACTTGATATCAGTCGTGAAGAAGTGCTGAACGAGCTGTGGGAACTTAAAAAGGCTGGCTTCGTTGATAAAAGCGTATACACCTGGCGTGTGGCTGATAACAACGTTCAGCAGGAACAGCCAGAGCAGGCAGAACTGCCGGAAGAAACCACCACGGCAACAGTAGCGAAAATCTCAGAGTGCGATTTAACCGCGACGATTGAACAACGTGGCCCACAAACGGCGGATGAACTGGCTACGTTTTTCGGCACCACATCACGCAAAGTGGCTTCAACGCTGGCAATGGCAATCAGCAAAGGCCGTCTGATTCGCGTTAATCAGAACGGTAAATTTCGTTACTGCATGCCGGGCGATGATTTACCAGCAGAGCCGAAAGCTGCATCGGTAACGGAAACTGATGGTAAAGCCTTTCCTCAACCAGCAGGTGTTGCGTTACCGGGACAGGAAGCTGCAACACAGGAAGATATTAAAACAGAAACTGTGGCGGACATTGTGCAGTCGTTGCCATCGTTTACCGAAACGCGAGCGGATGACCTCGTTCTGCCATCGCTGCATATGGCAAACCGCGAACTGCGTCGGGCGAAAAATCATGTCCAGAAGTGGGAACGTGTCTGCGCCGCGCTGCGGGAGCTGAACAAGCACCGGGATATTGTTCGACAGATTACTGATTCTTCTCGCTGTGTTGCATCGGAAAAGTGATTGCCGGAGGCGCTTATGGCAAAAGTATTTACACAAGAAGAGCGGGAAAAAATCAAGGGACAGGTTGTTGAGCTAGTACGCCGGAGTGGGCGCGAGACGTTACGGCAACTGGAAGCCAAGACAGGTGCGACAAGATATCTGATGAGCGTTCTCGCCAGAGAGCTGGTTGCCAGTGGCGATGTATACAACTCTGGCTACGGGTTATTCCCGTCTGAACAGGCTCGTAAGGACTGGCAAAATGCCCGCAAAAAACTATCTAGGGCAAAGGTGAAGAAACCATCTGTGGTTGATCCGGACCTTATCTGGTCATTACCTGACGGAGAAATACGTCGTTATGACAGGCACCAAAACATAATTTGCTGTGAGTGCCGGAAGAGCGAAGTTATGCAGCGCATACTGGCATTTTATCAGAGAAATTTTCGTTATTTATAGACGTTACTCGATTAAAGAGCATTAGTTCAGATGTGAATTGACATTTTCACGGCACAGGATTGAGCTAGCGTGGTTGTCTGCTTTGTGTCAAAAGCAGATATTACCAGATTTAGACATCTATTCCCGATAGCCCTGCTCTGATGCTACACTCTGTGCTATTTTCATGACCCCAATAAAAATATTTATGACTATTGCTGATTTCAAACGGCCTAAATTGGAGCTCCCAAACGGGGCAAACAAACTACTACTGCACTCTTGCTGTGCTCCATGTTCCGGTGAAGTGATGGAGGCGCTTCAGGCCTCGGGAATCGACTATACCATCTTTTTCTACAACCCGAACATTCATCCTCAGAAAGAGTATTTAATTCGTAAGGATGAGAATATTCGCTTTGCTGAACAACACGGCGTGCCATTTATTGATGCTGATTACGACACAGACAACTGGTTTGAACGTGCCAAAGGAATGGAATGGGAGCCCGAGAGGGGGATCCGTTGTACCATGTGTTTTGACATGCGTTTTGAGCGGACAGCGCTGTACGCTGCTGAAAATGGTTTCAGTGTGATCAGCAGTTCACTGGGCATTTCACGCTGGAAAAATATGCAGCAGGTTAACGACTGTGGGCGGCGAGCCGTCGCGCATTATCCGGGCATGGTGTACTGGGATTATAACTGGCGCAAGCAGGGCGGCTCGTCCCGCATGATTGAAATCAGCAAGCGCGAAAAATTCTATCAGCAGGAATATTGTGGCTGTGTGTATTCTCTGCGCGATACCAATCTACACCGCAAATCTCAGGGACGCCCTCTTATCAAAATTGGTCAACTCCACTACGGTAAAGAAGAGAAGGAGTGATTTTATGGAGCACCTTTCTTATTGATTTCATATTGGCGAGGTAGCGGGAGTTAAGTAAAATTGCTGCGGGTGCTTGAGGCTATCTGCCTCAGGCATGAACACCAAAAGGCAGATAGAGAAAAGCCCCAGTTAACATTACGCGTCCTGCAAGACGCTTAACATTAATCTGAGGCTCAATCTATGCTGAACACATGTAGGTTAGCCTCTTACGTGCCGAAAGGCAAGGAGAAGCAGGCTATGAAGCAGCAAAAGGCGATGTTAATCGCCCTGATCGTCATCTGTTTAACCGTCATAGTGACGGCACTGGTAACGAGGAAAGACCTCTGCGAGGTACGAATCCGAACCGGGCAGACGGAGGTCGCTGTCTTCACAGCTTACGAACCTGAGGAGTAAGAGACCGGGCGAGGGAGAAATCCCTCGCCACCTCTGATGTATTATGCATCCTCAACGCACCCACACTTAACCAGTTTTGGCGAGTTTATTTTATCTGTAAATATTTTTATAAAAATAATGCCCACGCACAGCATAAAACAAAAAGTATTACAGATAAAAAAGGAGCGTAATGTGCAGATTTGTTGTTTTCCATATTTACTCACCTTAATATGATTGATCTTGATAGGATTGTTATTTCAGTGGTTTTCAAATGAGATATTATGGTGATCTGGTAGATTTGCATAACATTAAAATTTAATTTGTTTAACCGCTTTTAATAATAAGCGTTGTTTTTATCCCGGCAATCTGTTGTTTGGTTTTTATTCCATTAAGGTGGGGACTTTACACTGGAGCCAGTTTATTTATACTTCATACGTCAGCCTGAACAACTGGCATCTGCTGCACTGCGCCATCGAGAGATTGAGAAATGGCGCATATACAACTGGTCAAACAAACTTCTTCTGGTTTACTTCTCCCGGCGACGCCGGAGAGTTGCGATTTTCTGCATCAAATCAAAATAGGTGAGTGGATACACGCAGACTTTAAGCGTGTGCGTAACTACGCATTCCACAAGCGTTTTTTCAAACTCCTGCAACTGGGATTCGATTACTGGACTCCGGTCGGTGGGGCGATCACACCTCGCGAACGAGAAATGGTGTTCGGCTTCGTTGATTACCTGTGTGAATCAGTAGGCAGGGAACATACGCCAGCTCTGAGTGATGCCGCGGAACAATATCTGAATACCGTTGCGACACGCAGAACCCGGGATATGGCATTGCTCAAATCATTTGACGCTTTCCGCGAGTGGGTAACCATTCAGGCCGGATTTTACACCGAGCATTTTTATCCTGATGGTAGTCGTGGGCGTCGGGCGAAATCCATCGCGTTTGCGAATATGGACGAAACCGAGTTTCAGCAGGTTTATAAATCTGTACTGAATGTGCTGTGGAACTGGATTCTGTTCCGTAAATTTTCCTCTCCGGAACAAGTCGAAAATGTGGCCGCGCAGCTACTGGAGTTTGCGTAATGGTGGATTTACGTAAAGCGGCGCGGGGCCAGATGTGCCAGGTCAGAATCCCTGGCTACTGCAATCACAATCCCGAAACTTCTGTGCTGGCGCATTACAGGTTGGCAGGGACGTGCGGAACAGCGACAAAACCACACGATATGCAGGCAGCGATTGCCTGTAACTCATGCCACGATTTAATCGACGGGCGGGTAAAAACCAGCGATTACACCAAAGAAGAATTACGCCTGATGCATGCAGAAGGTGTTTTTCGCACGCAAGAAATCTGGAGAAAGGAAGGTTATTTATGATTTACCCAACAAATACAGGCAAAAGCGGGGAACACCTTCGTCTCACCACGCTGGAAAGTGTCTGGATTCAGGGAAAACTGCGCATGTGGGGGCGCTGGTCGTATATTGGCGGCGGTAAGACGGGGAATATGTTTAACCAGTTGCTGGCGTCAAAAAAATTGACGAAAACAGCCATCAATGAAGCCCTGCGCAGAATGAAAAAAGCGGGAATAGAGAAAGCTGAGCTGGAAGCGTTTTTGCGAGAGATGATCAACGGCAAGCAAAAGAGCTGGCTGGCGCATTGTACTGATGCAGAGGCACTAAAAATTGATAGTGTTATAGGTGAAGTTCTGGCGGATCATCCAGGACTACTAAATGTCCTGAGTCAGCGTTATGTGGGGCGAGGGATGAGTAAGAGAAGGATGGCCGAGTTATTAAACGAACAGTACCCAGAGTGGGCGTTGATTACATGCCGACGTCGTGTTGATCAGTGGTTGCGTGTTGCTGAGTTCATTTTGTATTCACCTATGAGAGAAGCGTTCGATTATGCTTAAAAAATCATTGCAAAATGAGCCACAAACTGCTTCAATTTCGGTACGCTTCGCATAGCTGTATCGCGAGGCAAATTAAGCGCATGAACTTTAATACAACCCGCCATTGAGCGGGTTTTGTTGTTTCTGTGGCGTGATATCAGAAACGACATTTAATAATCGCCTTCAAAATAAATTTGTTTATACATTGTCATGTATATTTTAAGTGAAAGTGAATTATTCACATAAAATAAAAACACATAAATAAATTTACATAACTTGACGCAAAGTGTTGTTGCGATTGGAATATTAAATCGTATCATCGAAAACGGTTCTGAGGGGGAACTCTTCTTTGCTCGGTGATATCGCTCCCCTGAAGAACCAATGCCGACTTAGCTCAGTAGGTAGAGCAACTGACTTGTAATCAGTAGGTCACCAGTTCGATTCCGGTAGTCGGCACCATATGCGGGTATCGTATAATGGCTATTACCTCAGCCTTCCAAGCTGATGATGCGGGTTCGATTCCCGCTACCCGCTCCAGCATTTGAAACAAGCCTTATTGTATTGCGGCACTGGCGTATTTTTTTATTACGTGGGAGCAGGTTGTTTTGAAAAAGCATTCTGTTCTCTGGCTATGATTTGAGGCCGGGTGTAGCCTCAGTGCTGATTTTTTACGGCAGCAGAATGGTGCATTATCGGTGGAGATTTTGTATTTCCTGGCAGGGTCGGTGATGCATCATTCTGGTGTTGTAAAAGCACCGCAGAGGCGTTCCTCAGGGCGAGGGTGGTTTAAAGAGTCGGTTTAGCGGGAAACCACAGTATCCATACGGCACGGAATACTTCGGGAGGCACCCGACGCCTCGGTTTTATAACAATTAAATAATTCATCCCTTAATTGACCAACCGCCGTATCAGGCGGTTTTTTTTATTCCTTTCTCAGGACAAAAAAATACACGAGCATCCAGGAATACTCGTGGGACAACGTCCTTTGGATAGCAATTTGCGAGAGGGTGAAAAGTAGCGCGGTCGTCGGATTAAGACCGCGGGACAAAGTCCATGAAGAAGAATAAGTATCGGTCTCCTTCCGGAGACGAGTTGATATTACTAAGCTTTAAAAATGGTTTAAATCCTCAGATCAACCTTAATTTCAGATAAGGTTTATTTCATTTTCTCCGCGTCACATCCGACGCACATCACATCAGATAACACCACACAAAAGGCATCTGCGGGTGTCTTTGACGGGGTGTTTTTTACGGGCCGCTGGTGGCCATTTTTTGTTTCCATTACACAGCGCCCGCATCTGCGAGGTGGGGGTTATGAAATCCATGGATAAGTTAACAACGGGTGTCGCCTATGGCACCTCCGCAGGCAGTGCTGGCTACTGGTTTTTACAGCTGCTCGATAAAGTCACGCCCTCACAGTGGGCAGCAATAGGTGTGCTGGGTAGCTTGGTATTTGGCCTGCTGACGTACCTGACAAACCTTTATTTCAAGATTAAAGAAGATAAGCGCAAGGCTGCGAGAGGTGAATAATGCCTCCATCATTACGAAAAGCCGTTGCTGCTGCTATTGGTGGCGGAGCAATTGCTATAGCATCAGTGTTAATCACTGGCCCAAGTGGTAACGATGGTCTGGAAGGTGTCAGCTACATACCATACAAAGATATTGTTGGTGTATGGACTGTATGTCACGGGCATACAGGAAAAGACATCATGCTCGGTAAAACGTATACCAAAGCAGAATGCAAAGCCCTCCTGAATAAAGACCTTGCCACGGTCGCCAGACAAATTAACCCGTACATAAAAGTTGATATACCGGAAACAACGCGCGGCGCTCTTTACTCGTTCGTTTACAACGTGGGCGCTGGCAATTTCAGAACATCGACGCTTCTTCGCAAAATAAACCAGGGCGATATCAAAGGCGCATGTGATCAGCTACGTCGCTGGACATATGCTGGCGGTAAGCAATGGAAAGGTCTCATGACTCGTCGTGAGATTGAGCGTGAAATCTGTTTGTGGGGTCAGCAATGAACAGAGTAACCGCGATTATCTCCGCTCTGGTTATCTGCATCATCGTCTGCCTGTCATGGGCTGTTAATCATTACCGTGATAATGCCATTACCTACAAAGCGCAACGCGATAATGTGAAGGAAAAACTCAACCAGGCGACCGCAATCATTACTGACATGCAGATACGCCAGCGTGATGTTGCTGCACTCGATGCAAAATACCTGAAGGAGTTAGCTGATGCGAAAGCTGAAAATGATGCTCTGCGTGATGATGTTGCCGCTGGTCGTCGTCGGTTGCACATCAAAGCAGTCTGTCCGTCCGTGCGTGAAGCCACCATCGCCTCCAGCGTGGATAATGCAGTCTCCCCCAGACTGGCAGACACCGCTGAACGGGATTATTTCACCCTCCGGGAACGACTGGTAATGATGCAGGCCCAACTTGAAGGTGCTCAGCAATACATAACCGAACAGTGTTTAAAGTAAAATCTTAACTACAATATGATTCATTTTGATGATTGTTTCATAAGGAACAGTGAAGTAAGATCTAAGATGAGTTAAATTTTATACAGTATAATCATAATGTTGCAGCAAGGTGGTTATAATTGAAAGAATATTTAGATATGAATACATCTCATGTAAGAGTTGTTACTCATATGTGTGGGTTCCTGGTTTGGCTCTATAGTCTTTCAATGTTGCCACCAATGGTTGTAGCATTGTTTTATAAAGAAAAAAGCCTGTTCGTTTTCTTTATAACTTTCGTTATATTTTTTTGCATTGGTGGCGGAGCGTGGTATACAACTAAGAAATCTGGTATTCAATTACGTACCCGTGATGGGTTTATTATAATTGTAATGTTTTGGATTTTGTTTTCTGTTATTAGTGCATTCCCTTTATGGATTGACTCAGAACTTAATTTAACGTTTATTGATGCTCTATTTGAAGGGGTTTCTGGAATAACAACAACAGGAGCAACTGTAATTGATGATGTTAGTTCATTACCTCGGGCATATTTGTACTATCGGTCACAGTTAAATTTTATAGGTGGCTTAGGAGTTATTGTTCTGGCGGTTGCTGTATTGCCATTATTGGGTATTGGTGGTGCAAAGCTTTATCAGTCAGAAATGCCAGGGCCATTTAAGGATGACAAACTTACTCCCCGCCTGGCCGATACGTCACGGACACTTTGGATAACTTATTCTTTATTAGGTATTGCTTGTATTGTCTGTTATAGACTTGCAGGAATGCCTTTGTTTGATGCTATTTGTCACGGGATATCCACAGTTTCGCTTGGTGGTTTCTCAACTCATAGCGAGAGTATCGGATATTTTAATAACTATTTGGTTGAGCTGGTGGCTGGTTCTTTTTCCCTGCTATCGGCTTTCAACTTCACCCTTTGGTATATTGTTATTAGCAGGAAAACGTTAAAACCTTTAATCAGAGATATTGAACTTCGTTTCTTTCTGTTAATAGCCTTAGGGGTGATCATTGTTACCTCTTTCCAGGTCTGGCATATAGGTATGTATGACTTGCCTGGAAGTTTTATTCATTCGTTTTTTCTTGCCAGCTCCATGCTCACTGATAATGGTTTAGCTACGCAGGATTACGCAAACTGGCCCACGCACACGATAGTGTTTTTGCTGTTGTCAAGTTTCTTTGGGGGATGTATAGGTTCAACTTGTGGTGGAATTAAGTCACTTCGATTTCTTATACTTTTCAAACAAAGCAAACACGAGATAAACCAGCTTTCTCATCCCAGAGCGTTGTTGAGTGTAAATGTAGGAGGGAAGATAGTTACAGATCGTGTAATGAGGTCTGTATGGAGTTTCTTTTTTCTTTATACTCTCTTCACGGTGTTTTTTATACTGGTGTTAAATGGTATGGGATATGATTTTCTTACATCATTTGCAACAGTGGCTGCATGTATTAATAATATGGGATTAGGTTTTGGGGCTACTGCATCGTCATTCGGAGTGCTTAATGACATTGCAAAATATTTAATGTGCATAGCTATGATTCTTGGTCGCCTTGAAATTTATCCTGTTATTATATTGTTTTCAGGTTTTTTTTGGCGCTCCTAATATATGGCTGATTTATAATTGTGAGTTTAATATTATATTGACTCACTCATTGATCCAATACCTAACTTTACCAGCAACACCTCCGCCCCCAGTAGCACTGGCTGCTGGGGTGCGTTTTATTCATAAAGCAAGGCTGTATGAGCGAGAAATTGAAGATCGTCTATCGCCCTTTACAAGAACTGTCTCCGTATGCACACAACGCCAGGACACACAGCCCTGAGCAGGTGGCACAACTGGTAGAAAGCATTAAGCAATTCGGCTGGACTAATCCGGTGCTGATTGATGAAAAGGGCGAAATTATTGCTGGTCACGGTCGCGTTATGGCGGCTGAAGTGCTCAAAATGGATTCCATTCCGGTCATCGTTCTGTCTGGTTTGATGGATGATCAGAAAAAGGCGTACCGCCTGGCAGATAATCGCCTGCCGCTGAACGCTGGCTGGGATGAAGAACTGTTGCGGATGGAGCTGTCGGAGCTAATCAATGCTGATTTTGATATCTCCCTGACAGGATTCAGCCCGACAGAAATTGATGAACTGTTGACGGATGTTTTGCCAGGTACAGGAAATGAGGAGGAGCCGTACACGACGAAAATTGATACGCCTGTTTATGAGCCGTCGGGCGATAAACCGGACATCAGTGAGCTGTACGACGATACGAAAACTCAGGAGCTGATCAGCCGGATACGTTCGGCGTCCCTTGAGCCCGATATCGAAAAATTCCTCCTGTGCGCGGCAGAACGCCACACGGTGTTTAATTTCAGCAGAATTGCGGACTATTACGCTCACGCCCCCGCTGAAATTCAGTGTTTTTTCGAGGAGTCGGCGCTGGTGATCATTGATTATCAGCAGGCTATTGAAAATGGATTTGTCCGGATGACGCAGCGCATGGTGGAGATCATGCATGGTGGTGAGGAGGAGGAATATGCGTGATGATTTTTGCGCCTTTATTCTGACTCACGGGCGACCGGACAAAGTTCTGACTTACCGGACGTTGCGTCGTGCTGGCTATACCGGGAAAATTTTTATCGTTGTTGATGATGAAGATAAGACACGGCATCAGTACATGGCTGAATTTGGTGAACAGGTGCTGGTGTTTTCCAAAGCCGATATCGCCAGTCGTTTTGACGAAGCCGATAATTTCGGTGACCGCCGCTCAATTTTTTACGCCCGTAATGCCTGTTTCGACCTGGCAAAACTGGTCGGGTGTAAATACTTCATTCAGCTCGATGATGATTATCACGAGTTCCAGTTTCGGGTGGATCGCAACTATGACCAGGCCTATTTTCCGATAAGGAAACTGGATGCGATCCTTTCTGAAATGCTGGCGTACTACGAATCAATACCTGCTCTTTCCATCGCTATGTCGCAGGGCGGGGATTTTCTTGGTGACAATGGCGGCCATGCTTCGTGGGTGAAACGCAAGGCAATGAACAGCTTTATCTGTTCGGTTGATCGACCGTTCTCATTCATGGGGCGCATTAACGAGGATGTGAATACGTACACGAATCTCGGTCGCTGTGGTGAATTGTTTATGACGATCGGTGCTGTCCAGTTAGGGCAGAAACAGACGCAGAAAAACAGCGGCGGAATGACCGAGCTGTATCTGGATTCCGGAACCTACGTTAAAAGTTTTTACTCCGTCATGTATGCGCCGTCGTGCGTAAAAATCTCACTGATGGGTGCCAGCCATAAACGCATTCACCATCAGGTCACCTGGAACAACGCTGCAGTAAAAATCCTTCACGAAAAATACAGGAAGAAGACACCCTGCATATCAATAGGGGTGACAAATGATTCCATATTCGAAAGTCGAGTCTCTGGCAGCGTGCCGGATGACTGCACAACAAATCGCTGACGTTCTGGATGTTGATCTGAACCGACTGAAAGAAAATCGGGAAGCAATGACAGATTTTTATGCGGCCATCCGTAAGGGCAGAGCGAAAGGTGAAGCCGAGTTACGAGCGGCATTGTTTAAGCTTGCCAGAAAAGGGGATGCCTTTGCTCTGCGCGAACTACTCAGGGTGGATAAAAATCAGGACTAACTGATGAGCAGACCGGACTGGGGGGCGTTGCAGCAGGAGTATATTGCTGAATACACCCGCTCCGGTATATCTCCGGTGGCATGGTGTGAAGCAAGGGGACTGAATTACGCAACAGCCCGTCGTTACATCAAAAAACCTCCGAAAAATGCGCAGACAGAAATGCGCAAAACTGCGCAAAAAAGTGCGCAGAAAAAATCTGCGCAGACTGCACAAAAGCGGAACGAAAAATCTCAGGAAAAAAAGCCAGTATTCGATGCGGGCCTGAATGAGGGCGACGCGGAGGAATTTTCGTTCTGTCCCGATGAATTCGGCATTTCTGACCAGCAGGCTAAGTTTGCGATGCTTGTTGCTCAGGGGAAAAAGCCGACAGAGGCGTACCGACTAGCCGGTTATGAGGGGCAAGGTGCGACAGCTAACAGCAACGCCAGTCGTATGCTTAGAAATGCCAGGGTTTTTCGCGCTATCAGCTACTTCCGCAATCAGTACCAGAAACGCTATACCGCAGACCTGGATTTACTGGTGAGTCAGTTGATGGCCATTGTCCTGGCCGACCCCAATCAGCTTGCACAATTTCGCCGTGTTAACTGCCGTTATTGCTGGGGCGAGAATCATCTCTACCAGTGGCGCGATATAGCAGAATTCGACAAGGCAGCGGCGCAGGCTTCCAGAGATGGCAAACCCGAACCGGAATATGGAGGCCTCGGCTTTGTTGATAACGCCATACCCAATCCGGACTGCCCGAAGTGCTGCGGTGAGGGAACGGGACAGCTTTATATGGCTGATACCACTCTGCTTGATGGGGATGCGCGGCAATTATATGCAGGGGCAAAACTCGGAAAATTCGGCGTTGAGATCCTGCTGGAGGATAAGGCTGCCGCCCGGCGTGAATTGTTGCGTTTGCTTTCTGCTGGCGGGGCTTTATGTGCAGATAAGCGGCTACAGGAACTGGAAATTGAACGACGCAGAATGGAAAACCAGAAGCTGCGCAAAGAGATCGAAACGGTGGAAGATAATGAACATCCCCAGCCTGTGGCGATCAATATTAATGTGGTTGATGCCAGAGTAAGGAGTGATGAAGATGATCTCTCCGACGCTTAATGTGCCTCAGGCGCGATTTCTTTCAATGCCCCATAAATTTAAAGCCTATATTGCTGGTTTTGGCTCGGGCAAAACATGGGTTGGGTGTGGCGGCATATGCAAGGGGATTTGGGAGCATCCAGGTATAAATCAGGGATATTTTGCGCCAACGTATCCCCAAATTCGCGATATTTTTTACCCTACAGTGGAAGAAGTTGCTGCTGACTGGGGATTGAACGTAAAAATTAATGAGGGAAATAAAGAGGTTCACTTTTATTACGGACGCCAGTATCGGGGAACCACTATCTGCAGATCGATGGAGAAGCCACAAACGATCGTCGGTTTCAAAATTGGTAATGCGCTGGTGGATGAACTGGACATTTTGCCGAAGGAAAAAGCCAGAACGGCGTGGCGCAAGATAATTGCGCGTATGCGTTATAAGATTGATGGACTTCGCAACGGTATTGACGTTACAACCACGCCGGAAGGATTCAAATTTGTCTACGAGCAGTTTGTTAAAGCCGTGCGTGAAAAAACAGAGCTGGCCTCACTGTATGGTCTGGTGCAGGCATCTACTTTCGATAATGAAAAGAACCTGCCAGCAGATTACATTCCTTCGCTTCTTGAATCATACCCACCAGAGCTGATTAAAGCCTATCTTCGAGGACAGTTTACTAACCTGACAAGTGGTACTGTTTACCATCAGTTTGACCGGAAACTGAATAATTGCGAAGAAGTGGAGCAGCCAGGGGAGCCGATTTATATTGGGATGGATTTTAACGTTGGAAAGATGGCGGGGATCGTCCATGTGCTGCGTTTGGGGCTTCCATGTGCGGTAACTGAAATCATCAATGCCTACGATACGCCGGATATGATCCGCATCATTAAAGAACGCTTCTGGCTGTATGACGGGAATGATTACCGGAAAGTGAGGGAGATTTATATTTATCCAGATGCTTCCGGAGATTCCAGAAAATCAAGTAACGCAAGTACGACGGATATAGCCCAGCTTAAGCAGGCTGGTTTTAACGTTGTGGTGAACAGCTCGAACCCGCCAGTAAAAGATCGCGTTAACTCAATGAATGCAATGTTCTGCAATGCCAATGGTGAGCGTCGCTATAAAGTTAATGTGAAGCGTTGTCCGGTATATGCCGAATCTCTGGAGCAACAGGTCTGGGATGATAAGGGGGAGCCTGATAAAAAATCTGGCAATGATCACCCGAATGATGCCGGAGGTTATTTCATCGTTAAGCAATTCCCTATTGTCAAACCGACCGGAAGAGTCACATCACTTCGGATTTAATTATGGCTGATATATCAACACCCAACCTCGACTATAACGATATGCTGGAGGCGTGGGATATTAACGACGCATTGATGGGCGGTACGCTTGAAATGCGCAGGCAGGGGGAAAATTATCTCCCCAAATGGCCTAATGAAGATGAAGACGCTTATAAAAAACGCCTGTCTGTGGCTACGCTACTTCCTGTGTATGAAGAAAGCATCAAACAAAATATTGGGCGCATATTTGCAGAGCCGACAGTATTGAGTGAGGAAACGCCGGAAAAAATCAGGGAATATGCAGAAAATATCGACATGGAGGGGAGCCGACTGGATGTGTGGGCGCAGCAATTTTTCAGTCTCGCATTTCAGTATGGTGTGGCACATGCGCTGGTGGACTATCCACGGACGGATATGAAAGAGATTCGGACAAAAGCCGATGAAAACGCGGCCGGTGGTCGCCCGTACGTTACGATGCTGAATCCACGCCAGGTTATTGGATGGAAATCGAAAGTTGAAAAAGGGAAAGTTGTTCTCACTGATTTGCGTATAAAAGAGGTCATCATTATTGATGGTGATGATTTCGGGCAGAAGAAGGTGGAGCAGATCCGCCATATTATGCCCCGTCGAGTTGAAATTTATCGACGCAGCGAAGGTACTAATGGCGAATCTGTCTGGACGCTTCATGAGTCATGGAATACCAGCCGTGATGATATTCCTCTGGTAACACTGTATACGAAGAAAACAGGGTTTATGCGTGGTACACCGCCATTGCTTAATCTTGGCTTGCTGAATATCAAGCACTGGCAAAGCCAGAGCGAGCAGGACAATATTCTTCATGTTGCCCGCGTTCCATTGCTGGTGGCCTACGGGCTGGACAGGAATGAAGAACTGACGGTTGGTGCATCCACCGCTACGATTTTTGAGGACAGAACAAAAAATGGCCTCGAATATGTTGAACATAGTGGCGCAGCGATAGAATCTGGCGAAACATCACTTGAGAAGCTGGAAAATCAGATGCGTCATGCCGGCGCTAAACTTCTGCGGGCTGAAAATACATCCACCAAATCTGTTGATCAGACTAATGAAGAGCGGATGCAGGAACACTCGCCGCTTTATACAATGGCGAACTCCCTCGAAGATGCCCTCGATAATATTCTCCAGATAATGGCGGAATGGAGCGGAGAGAGTTGCGGTGGCAATGTGGATGTGCGCACTGAACTGGATGTATCTGCCCAGGTGTTTGACTCATCCTCCGCGCTGGCTGTTCAGTCATTGCGTCAGGGCGGTGATATACGTCAGATTGATGCGGTTCGGGTGTTGCAGGCGTTGAAATTTATCGATCAGGATTCCCGTCCAGAGGAAGTGATCGATGAATTAAAAAATCAGAGTGTAATGCTGATGGAAATCAATGATGCAAACCGTGAATGAACGGCTGCGTGATGAATCAATTGCTCATGCAGTCTGGATATCCCGCTATAGCACTGGTGTGGCTGCCAGAATAGTGAAAATACTGAATGACAGCGATGCGGAGCTTACAGCTCGCCTGCTGGTAGCACTGGACAGCCTCGATCCTAGTAGTTTTACCGTTACGCGCCTGGAGTCACTTCTGGCGAGTGTCAGAGAGGTTAACCGCACTGCTATTAACAGCATGTTTACCAGTCTCTCCGGAGAGCTGAACGAGCTGGCAATTTATGAGGTTGGTTATCAGTTAAGTCTGTTTGATTCTCTGCTACCTGATTTTGTTGCTGATGTTCACCCTCTGGTTGGTATCTCTTCTGATGCACTTTACGCCGCTGCAATGGCGCGACCATTCCAGGGACGACTGCTCAGTGAGTGGGCCTCAGATCTTGAGGCGGATCGGCTCAGACGCATAACAAATACGGTGCGTCAGGGTTTTTTGCTGGGGGATACCAATGAGCAGATCGCAAGAAAAATTCGGGGACATGTCAGTAAGGGATTTCAGGATGGTGCATTGCAGATGAGCCGGGCTAATGCGGCCAGCATTGCAAAAACAGCGGTTGGACATCTTGCTGCTACTGCTCGTGAGAGTTTTGCACGCGCGAATAATGATTTGATTAAGGGTAAGCAATGGTTATCAACGCTTGATAATCGTACTACGCCACAATGTCGAATCAGGGATCGCCTCAAATATACGCTGGATAATAAACCTGTAGGTCACAGCGTGCCTTATTTGCAGGGGCCGGGAAAAATTCATTTCTGCTGCCGCTCAACGGAAACGTTCATTCTGAAATCAGCGAAGGAACTGGGTATTGATGTTCGTGATATTTCCCCGGCTGAGCGGGCCAGCATGGATGGCGTGGTGGCCGGAGATACAACCTACAGGGAATGGTTTTTGCGTCAGCCTTACACCAGACAAAAACAGATTGTGGGGGAAACCCGGGCAAAGCTGATTCGGGATGGTGGTATGTCGCCAGATGAATTTTACACCGATAAAGGCGAATGGCTGACGCTGAAGCAACTCCGTGAGCGTGATGCACAGGTATTCAGAAAAGCAGGGATTTAAATAAATCATTTATTACAACAGGCTACCTTCGGGTGGCCTTTTTTATTGCTGCGATCCGGATGGTGAGCAGCGTAACTGTCGGAAGACTTAAACCAGGTACTAATATGAAACTGAAAACGGTCGAGATTAACGGAAAACAATACGCAGAAATTGATACTGCTGGCCTGCCAGTTTATGTGCACGACGATGGTAAAGAAATCGGCTTCGATGCACCGCTGGCGACAAAAAAAATTACAGAACTTAATGGCGAGGCAAAAAATCATCGCCTGGCTAAAGAAGCTGCAGAGGAAAAACTGGCTAAGTTTGCCGCTATCGAAGACCCGAAGAAGGCGATCGAGGCACTGGAAATGCTGTCAAAAATCGACCAGAAAAAGCTGATCGATGCGGGACAGGTTGACCAGGTTAAGGCTGAAATTACGAAAAATTTTCAGCAGCAATTAGATGAAGAAAAGCAACGCTCTCAGATGCTGGAGAAGCAGCTTTACGATTCTATGATTGGCGGTAGTTTTGCGGGTTCAAAATATATTGCCGATAAAATTGCGATCCCGGCAGATTTATTACAAGCCCGCTTCGGACAGGCATTCAAAGTGGAAGAAGGGAAGATCGTTGCTTATGACGCTTCCGGCAACAAAATTTATTCCCGCGCGAAGCCAGGAGAACTGGCGCAGTTTGATGAGGCGCTGGAGTTCCTCGTCGAAAATTACCCTCAGAAAGACTACATCCTGAAAGCCAGTGGCAACAATGGCGGCGGTTCCCGTCCGACACAGCATGATATTGGTCAGAAAACGATGAAACGCTCTGCTTTTGATGCACTGGATGTTGCAGGTAAGCAAAACGCACTGAAAGACGGTATCACAATCGTTGATTAATACATTTGCCAGCTTCCGGATGGGAGTTGGTGTCAGGGCTGGATAGCTCACTACTCAATCCATTCACAATTACGCAAATTTTTAAGGAATATTTAATTATGGCTGGAAATACCCTGACCGGGTTGATCCCGACTATTTACACCGCCCTGGATGTTGTATCCCGTGAGCAGGTAGGTTTTATCCCTGCGGTAGCAAAAAACGCAAAAGCTGACGCCGCAGCAAAAGATCAGACGGTAACCGCGCCAGTTGCGCCTGAGGCGAAAACCGAAGATATCGTACCGGGGCCGTCAGCTCCGAATACCGGTGATCAAAATATTGGCACTGTTGATGTAAAAATTACTAAATCCAAAATGGCGCCGGTTAAATGGAATGGTGAAGAACAACTGGCTCTTGGCCCTTCAGGGACTTACAACACCATTCTGGCTGATCAGTTCAAGCAGGCTTTTCGCGCCCTTGCAAACGAGGTTGAGGCTGATCTTGGTGTGTTGTATTTCGGTGCTTCCCGCGCCGTGGGAACCGCAGGGACAACGCCGTTTGGTGTTAAAGATGATCTTTCTGATGCTGCTCTGGCTCGTCAGGTTCTGGAGGATAACGGCGCACCGACAACAGATCTGCAGATGGTGCTTGGTTCCACTGCCATTGCTAATTTGCGCGGAAAACAGTCTGTATTGTTTAAAGTGAATGAATCCGGCACTGAACAGCTACTGCGTGAGGGCGTGTTGGGGCGTCTGGAGGGATTCAATATTCACAGTTCGGCAGGTGTAAAACGAGCGCCAAAGGTTGCTGCAACTGGTTATCTCGTGAATGGCGAGAAAAAAGAAGGCGATGTTCTTATTTCCATTGATACTGGTTCGGGGAGTATTTCTGCAGGTCAGATTGTTACGTTCGCTGGCGATCCTAATCAGTATGTTGTGGCAGCAGCGACCAGCAATCTGATTACTCTTGCAGCACCGGGACTGCGTCAGGATCTGGCCGATGATACTGCAATCACAGTTGTTGGCTCCTTTACTGCAAATATGGCGTTTGATCGCAACGCGTTTCTGCTGGCATCCCGTACTCCGGCAATGCCGGAAGGTGGCGATAATGCTGATGATGTAATGAATGTTACGGACCCGATTTCAGGGATTACGTTCCAGATTGCACTGTATCGTCAGTATCGCCAGGTGCGCTATGAAGTTGGACTGGCATGGGGTGTTTCGTCAGTGAAACCGGCACATGGTTGTCTGATTCTTGGTTAAACATCCAAACGGGGCTTCGGCCCCATTTTTAATGGAGGGTATATGGCCGGATTAACTAAAGAGCAAAGAGCACAGCGTGAAGCCGCGCAAAAAAATGCAGTGGTGGAGCAAAATGTGGAGCAAATTCAGGAGCCACAAAAAACGCAAATTGAGTTAGTGGTTATGGTGACCGATTATCAGATGTTTCCCGGCGCACCAACTATCGCTAATGTTCATCCTGATGAAGTTGACAACTGGAAGGCTCTGGGCTGGAAAACTCAGGAGTAACACATGATCACTTACGTGACCTGTGATGACGTTGATAATGCGTTTGGGAACGCCTGGACGAGTGAGAACGCTAAAAATAAAGCTGTTTTAATGGCTAATGCCTGGCTTAATGGCTTCGGCCTGAAAATTAACCCATCCCGTATTCCGGAAGAGGTAAAACTTGCGGGAGCATATGCAGCCAGAATTGCCTCTGTCGGTAAGTTGTTTCAGCAGAAAAATGATTCTGGCGTTGTTATCAGTAAAGCCGTGTCGGCTGACGGGGTCAGTGTATCGAAATCATTTGCTGAATTGCCAGCAAACAGCACTGCATTGCTTGAACCCGATTTACAGCTTGCGATAGCACTGCTGAAACCGTACGGACTTAGTCGCTCACAAGTCAGGGTTGTGAGGGGGGGATGATGGGGCTTCGTGAAGAGATTCAGTCAGAGGTTGCCGCTGCTTTTGATGAGGATTTAGCAGACGCCGTGAGTGATTTTTCTGGTTCTTACGTTGCGCACCGGAACTGGAATCCAGTGACGGAAACTGGCGGCGAATCCACAGCAACCTATACCGGGCGAGGCGTGTTGACGCGTTATAAGCTGGGCAGAATTGATGGGATTAATATTTTGCATGGTGACCTTAAATTAACAGCTCTGGTATGCGAGGTTACGGATAAAACCGCTGTCGGCCATATTATTGAGATTTATGATCCTGTATCAAGGCAGTTGCAACGATACGAGGTAATTACAGCGAGTGTAGATCCTTCCGCATCAGTTTACTCAATCCAGTTAAGGAGAGCGTAAATGGCAAAGGCATGGGATATCGAACCGTCAATATTTGCCGGGATGATTGAGGAAGATGTGGGGCTGAAAATTCGCTACATCGCTATTCAGATTCTTACTGCTATCGATATTGCTGCTCCGGTTGATACCGGGCGTTTCAGAAATAACAACATGGTGTCGTTACAGCATCCCGATTTTGGTATATCTGATAACGTGGATCCGAACGGTACGATTGCGGTTCAGCGTGGGATCGGGGTTATTTCGAAAGCTGCAAATTACGGAATTATTTATATCCAGAATAACCTTCCTTATGCAGAGGCTCTTGAAAACGGTCATTCACAACAAGCGCCAACTGGCGTGTATGCCAACGCTTTTCATGGTGTTTTACAGGCTTACAAATGACGTTTACTGAAATCAGAAATACGGTCATTTCCAGAATGACGGCACAGACGGTTATTAATGGAAAAGACGTATTGTATCCGAACGGGCCAACGTTCGATCCTTCCGGTAAGTTAATCTGGGCGCGGTTAAGTAATATTCCCGGGCAGGCTGGAGTTAATGAAATTGGTGCGGGGCCGGTTGTTTATCGCACGGGGATAATCATTATTCAGTTATTTGTCCCCGCAGGTTCTGGTTCAAAACTCATTACTGAGACAGCCGATAAATTGCGGGAACTGTTTGAGTTTCAGGATGACGACCGTCTCAGTTACCAGGCTGTTTCCTCAATAACCGTTGGCGAAAAGAATGGCTGGTTCCAGCTTAATCTTCAAATTCCATATCGCGCGCTCTAGCGCAATTAATGACATAGGAGGCTCCTGTGAGTTCAGGTGCAAAGGTTATCTCGGCATTTATCCGGGAGACAGTTGCAGGCACCACACCAGCAAGTGGTGACTGGAGTTTATTAAAACGCACAAGCTGGGGAGTAAAACCCACCCAGAATAAAGGCGAAAATAATGAGATTGGTGGCTCCCGGATGGCTCAGGGGGCGACGCCTGGCACTGTGGATGTTGGCGGTGATGTTGGTACCAAATTTCGCTGGGGTCAACATGATGATTTTCTTGCATCCTGTTTCGGCGCGGAATGGTCAGGTGATTCTCTGACAATGGGGAATGAGCGAATAACATTTTCTCTGGCGACCTATGCGTCCGATGTCGGAATTGCCTCTGTTGTCAGAGGAGCGCAGGTTGGCTCATGGAAAATGCAGATCCCTAACGACGGCGATATTACGGCGACCGTAACCTTTGCCGGGCTGGACTGGGAATCAAAGGCCGATGATACGAATTTTATCAAAGGCGAACCTGTGGATAGTGCAGGAAAGCTACGTTATTCGTTTAAGGAGGTTTCAGCAGTAAGCCTGAATGGTGTTGCCGGAGGTAACGGTTTTTGTATCGACAGTTTTGATATTCAGTTCGATAACAAACTCCAGACACAGCGTTGTATCGGGACTGGCTCGCCTTATGCAGGAGCAAATATTCCGACTACTTTTACACCGTCCGGTACGGTGACGCTTTCATGGTCTAAAGCCGCGTGGGAAATCTGGAGTAAAACACTGACTGGAGAAACAGTTCCGTTCAGCTTCACGCTTTCGAATGGAGAGGGGGCATACACTTTCAGTTTCCCGAAGGTTCAGATGTCAGGTGAATGGCCTGATGGGGGTAATACCGACATTATCCAGGTTCAATTGAGCATTACCGCAGCAGATGAAGCACCTACGATAACCAGAAAAAAAGCCTCCCCGGCTGCCGTGATCGCAAAAGCCAGTGCTGAGGCGATTAGTTGATTTTCCGTTATTCCCCCTGTGGTACTGCACTACAGGGGGGCGCATTGAATGAGGTTATGGATGTTTATTCTTAATCAGAAAATTATCATCGGTGGTGAACGCTGGTTTACCCCAATGAAGGACTTAAAACCTGTAGACGGGTTAAAACTGTTGGTGGCAAGCAGCGATAACGATCAGTATCGCTCCCGTAATGCATTAATCCGTCGCCACATTGAGAAAATGGATGCCAGTTTGCACGTCGGAACGAAGGAGTTTGATATTGCAAAGGTTTCCGAGGTGGATTCTGTTGATGATTTACTCATTGATAATGCTGCTCGTTATCTGCTGAAAGACTGGAAAGGGGTTGGTGAACTGGTTGATGGTGTTGAGGTTGCACTGGAATATACGCCAGAACGAGGGATCGCGCTGCTTAAGCAGAATCCGGAGTTGTACTGGCAGATCCTTGCAGAAGCAGCCAGCATCGCCCAGGGTAAAGAGCAGCAGAAGCAGGATACGATAAAAAAGCCATAGCCGCCCAGCGGTGGTTATCGGAGTTCGGGGGAGAAAAGGGTGAAAAGGCAAGATGGAAGCGAGAAAAACTCAGGTTGCCACCGATACCGGAACCAGAAATAGACCCGGTGCTTAAGGAATTGTTGTACGCCTATTCGGTAATATCCCGTGCCCGACGTTATGCTGGAATGACTGGGGTGCCTTTGCCTTTATCTCTGACAGAGATAAATGAATATTTAGCCACTCATCCGGTATTGATTGAGCGCGATGAATTTGAAGCAGTGATCTTTGCACTGGATGACCAGTATTTTCAGGAGCAGTGTGTGTAGTTGTTAATTACGTACACTCTGTTACAGAGATGTGATGGTGTCTTTAATTAAATCGATGATGCTCCTGGAGAAAAGCATTGCGTGGCCTCGTAATCGCTATATCTACTATTATGTCGCCTGAAACCCACTTCGGTGGGTTTTTTGTTGTCAGGAGTTTTAATGAATGGCAGAGCAAACCTCGCGTCTCGCAATAATTATTGATAGCACTGGAGCGAAAAATAATGCTGACAATCTGGCCTCCTCATTAGTCAAAATGACGCAGGCTGGGGAAACTGCTGCAAATAGCGCAGGGAAAGTGACTAAGGCAACAGAAGATGAGAAGAACGCGCTCGCAAAATTAAAAGCAGCTATTGATCCAGTTGGTGCCGCAATTGATACTGTCGGTCGACGCTATTCTGAATTAAAGAAATTTTTCGATAAAGGGCTTATTGATAAAGAAGAATATGAATTTCTTGTCCGTAAACTTAATGAAACCACAGAGGAATTGAGCGGGGTTGCGCAAGCGCAGAGAGAAGCCGAGAAGGCCGGAAAACTTGCTGCCGCCCAGCAGGAAGCGCAGGCTCAGGTCTTTCAAAGAATGCTGGACAAGATCGACCCTCTGGCTGCGGCGCTAAGAAATCTTGAACAACAGCAGGATGAACTTAATGCTGCGTTTGCATCCGGGAAAATAAATGGTTCTCAGTTTGAGAATTATAGCCGAAAAATACAGGAAACACGGCGAGAGCTTACCGGAGAGGCTCAGGCAGAGCGAGAAGCAGCAAAAGCACATGATGAACAGGTTGCTGCTTTGCAACGTCTGATTGCTCAACTTGATCCTGTCGGAACTGCTTTTAATCGTCTGGTAGAACAACAGAAACAGCTCAATGAAGCAAAAGCTAAGGGGATGCTTTCTCCTGAAATGTATGAGGAGCTTTCTGGAAAACTTCGTGCTATGCGGAGTGAGCTTGAGGTTACTCAATCGCAATTAAGCAAAACCGGAATGTCGGCAAAACAAACGGCTTTTGCTATGCGCATGTTGCCTGCACAAATGACGGATATTGTTGTTGGGTTGTCCACTGGTCAGTCGCCATTTATGGTGTTAATGCAGCAGGGCGGCCAGCTAAAAGATATGTTCGGTGGGATTGGCCCGGCGATCAAAGGTGTAGGTTCTTATGTGCTGGGATTAATTAATCCTTTTACCCTGGCCGCAGCAGCCGTTGGCGTCTTAGGGCTGGCTTACTATAAAGGCTCTCAGGAGCAGGACGAATTTAATAAATCTCTTATTCTTACCGGAAATCAGTTGGGGACAACCAGCGGGCAATTGGCCGATATAGCTCAACGTGCCGGGAATGCGGCTGATTCGACAACTGGCGCAGCGGCGGCAGTATTAAACCAGCTTGTGCGTTCGGGAAAGGTAGCGAGCAGTTCGCTGGAGCAAGTGACGACAGCGATAGTAAAAACGAGCGAAGTAACAGGAATATCAACCGAACAACTGGTTAATGACTTCAATGAAATTGCAAAGGATCCTGTCAGTGCTATATCAAAACTTAATGATCAGTACCATTTTCTGACACTTGCGACTTATAACCAGATTAAGGCGCTACAGGATGAAGGGAACCAGCAGGAGGCCGCCCGCATTGCGACAGAAGCATACTCATCCTCAATGATCCAGCGCACCAACCAGATTAAAGAAAATCTTGGTTATCTTGAGACTGCATGGAAAGCTGTCGCAGACTCCGCAAAATGGGCATGGGATTCCATGCTGGATATTGGCCGTGAGGCCTCCCTTGATCAAAAAATCTCAGATGTTCTCCGTCAAATTGATGAAATAGAAAAAAATACCCGACCCGGAGTTTTCGGGTTAGGTGGCATTGGAGATGGCGGAGCTCAAAATAAAAAGCTGGCACGATTAAAGCAGCAATTGGGCGTACTTCAAGCAGAAAAAATTGCTCAGGACGTACTAAATTCATCAATAAACGATTACAACAAGCGACAACAGGAAGGAATTGAACTCAGACAGAGAGCAGATGCTTTTTCAAAACAATATCAGACCCGGGAGCAGCAGAGAGCTAGTGAACTTGCAAAACTGGAAAAGCTAAAGAATCAGTATTCAAAGGAAGAATATAATAATCTTATCGCTCAAATAAATGAGCGTTATAAAGATCCAAAGCAACCAAAGGCGAAAGGTTATTCGGATGATGCTGCCCAACGAATGATTGATCATCTGAATCAACAGAATGCGTTACTAAGTTCACAAGCTGAATTGACCGTTAAATTAAGTTCCTCTGAACAGGAACTGGTTAAGTGGCGTCAGCAGATTGCCGACCTGGAGTCACGACCGTCATCGAAATTAACCCAGGATCAGAAATCGCTTCTCTTACACCGGGAAGAAATAACCGCGTTGATGGAGAAAAATGTTGCGATTGAAAAAAATAACAGGCTAATCAAAGAATCCGCCGAAATAGCCGCATGGCGTGATTCATTGCAGGCTTCGATTGATAATCGTCAGCAGGGGTATGATATTCAGATTGCTGGTTATGGGGTTGGCGATAAAAATCAGCAACGCCAGCAGGAATTACTGCGGATTGAACGTGAATATAACAATCAGCGTCTGCAACTTGAACGTGACTATGCAGATAAATCCCGTGGAATGTCAAATCATGTTTTTCAGGAGAAAATGCAGGCTCTGAATGATGCTCTGGAGCGAGAAAAAGAAATTGTCAGCCAGAAAAACGAGCAGCTCGATATTCAGGCAGGAGACTGGATTAGTGGTGCCTCCCAGGGATTCAATAACTGGCTGGATGACACTAAGGATATCGGTGCGCAAATAAAATCAACCACGACTCAGATGTTTGATGGGATGACCGATGCGCTAGGTGATTTTGTCACGACAGGCAAGGCAAATTTTCGTTCTTTCGCTACTTCCGTGATTTCAGATCTTAGTCGAATTGCATTAAAGGCTTCAATTACTGGGATTTTCGACAGCATTAGTAACAGTTCTTCTGGGGGTATTTTAGGAACTATCGGGAGTGCTATTAGTAAATTTATTCCGAATGCAAAGGGCGGTGTTTATGAGTCTCCGTCATTGAGTACATATTCGAACGGTATTTATGACTCCCCGCAATTTTTTGCTTTTGCAAAAGGAGCTGGTGTTTTTGGTGAGGCTGGACCGGAAGCTATTATGCCATTAACGCGAACTTCCGATGGTTCTCTTGGTGTCAGAGCTATTAATAGTAAAAGTGGTAATGGAGGCAGAGATATTACTTATGCCCCTGTATACCAAATCACTATTCAAAATGACGGCCAGAATGGAGAGATTGGTCCTCAGGCAATAAAAGCACTTATGGGGATGGTTGATCAGCGGGTGCAGGGCGCTCTGTTAAATATGCGACGTGATGGAGGAATGTTAAGTGGCTAATACGGAAGAATTTTACTGGTTACCAGAGGATGGAATGAAAACAGAAAATAAGCCATCGATAAAAACTGTAAGATTTGGCGATGGTTATGAACAACGAAGCCCAAACGGACTTAATCATTCTCTGCGTGTTTTTACCTGTGATTTCAGGGTTGAGGCGAATGAACGTAATTCATTTGAACTGTTTCTGGCTCGGCATGGAGGCTATAAATCTTTTTTTTGGCGCCCGCCGGGTATTAACAGAAAAATCAGAGTGGTGTGTCGAACGTGGTCAGCGACAGAACATATCACCTATACCGATTTTTCGTGTCAGTTTGACGAAGTGGTGATCTGATGCAGGACATACGACAGGAAACACATCATGAGACGACACGCCTTACTCAGTCAGCCCAGGTGGTGCTCTGGGAAATCGATCTGACAGAGGTCGGTGGTGAACGTTATTTTTTCTGTAATGAGCAGAACGAAAAAGGTGAGCCGGTCACCTGGCAGGGGCGGCAGTATCAGGTATACCCTATTCAGGGGACGGGATTTGAACTGAACGGTAAGGGTAGTGCTACCCGTCCGACACTGACGGTCTCTAACCTGCACGGCATGGTCACCGGGATGGCGGAAGACCTGCAGAGTCTGGTCGGCGGAACGGTGGTCAGGCGTAAGGTTTACGCCCGTTTTCTGGATGCGGTGAACTTCGTCAACGGAAACAGCGACGCCGATCCGGAGCAGGAGGTGATCAGCCGCTGGCGCATCGAGCAGTGCAGCGAACTGAGTGCGGTCAGTGCCTCCTTTGTGCTCTCCACACCGACGGAAACGGATGGTGCTGTTTTTCCGGGGCGCATCATGCTGGCCAACACCTGCACCTGGACCTATCGCGGTGATGAGTGCGGTTATCATGGTCCGGCTGTCGCGGATGAATATGACCAGCCGACGTCCGATATCACGAAGGATAAATGCAGCAAATGCCTGAGCGGCTGTAAGTTTCGCAATAACGTCGGCAACTTTGGCGGCTTCCTTTCCATTAACAAACTTTCGCAGTAATCCCATGACACAGACAGAATCAGCGATTCTGGCGCACGCCCGGCGATGTGCGCCAGCGGAGTCGTGCGGCTTCGTGGTGAGAACGCCGGAAGGGGAAAGATATTTTCCCTGCGTGAATATCTCCGGTGAGCCGGAGGCGTATTTCCGGATGTCGCCGGAGGACTGGCTGCGGGCAGAGATGCAGGGTGAGATTGTGGCGCTGGTCCACAGCCACCCCGGTGGTCTGCCCTGGCTGAGTGAGGCTGACAGGCGGCTGCAGGTGCAGAGCGATTTGCCTTGGTGGCTGGTCTGCCGGGGTGAGATTCATAAATTCCGCTGTGTGCCGCATCTTACCGGGCGGCGCTTTGAGCACGGGGCGACGGACTGTTACACGCTGTTCCGGGATGCTTATCATCTGGCGGGGATTGAGATGCCGGACTTTCATCGTGAGGATGACTGGTGGTGTAACGGCCAGAATCTCTATCTGGATAATCTGGAGGCCACAGGGCTGTATCAGGTGCCGTTGTCAGCGGCGCAGCCGGGCGATGTGCTGCTGTGCTGTTTTGGTTCATCGGTGCCGAATCATGCCGCCATTTACTGCGGCGACGGTGAGCTGTTGCACCATATTCCTGAACAACTGAGCAAACGAGAGAGGTATACCGACAAATGGCAGCGACGCACACACTCCCTCTGGCGTCACCGGGCATGGCACGCATCTGCCTTTACGGGGATTTACAACGATTTGGCCGCCGCATCGACCTTCGTGTAAAAACGGGGGCTGAAGCCATCCGGGCGTTGTCCACACAGCTCCCGGCGTTTCGTCAGAAACTGAATGAGGGCTGGTATCAGGTGCGCATTGCCGGGCGTGATGCAGGCGAAAATGAATTATCTGCCCGTCTTAATGAGTCGCTGGCAAATGGTGCCGTGATCCACATTGTGCCGCGTCTGGCGGGAGCTAAAAGTGGCGGTGTTTTTCAGGCAGTGCTGGGTGCGGCGCTGATTGCGGTGGCATGGTGGAACCCTGTGGGCTGGCTGGGTGCCGCGGCTGTATCGGGCATGTATGCGGCAGGGGCCAGTATGATCCTGGGTGGTGTGGCCCAGATGCTGGCACCGAAAGCCCGGACGCCCACAGCGACCAGCACGGATAACGGTAAGCAGAACACCTATTTCTCATCACTGGATAACATGGTTGCCCAGGGCAATGTTCTGCCTGTTCTGTACGGTGAAATGCGCGTGGGGTCTCGTGTGGTTTCTCAGGAGATCAGCACGGCAGATGAAGGGGACGGTGGTCAGGTTGTGGTGATTGGCCGCTGATGCAAAATATTTCATGTGAAACCGCCTCCGGGCGGTTTTGTCGTTTATGGAGCATGACGAATGGGCAAAGGAAGCAGTAAGGGGCATATCCCGCGCGAAGCGAAGGACAACCTGAAGTCCACGCAGTTGCTGAGTGTGATCGATGCCATCAGTGAAGGGCCGGTTGAAGGTCCGGTGGATGGCTTAAAAAGCGTGCTGCTGAACAGTACGCCGGTGCTGGACAGTGAGGGGAATACCAATATCTCCGGCGTCACGGTGGTGTTCCGGGCAGGCGAGCAGGAGCAGTCACCGCCGGAGGGATTTGAATCCTCCGGTTCCGAGACGGTGCTGGGTACGGAAGTGAAATATGACACGCCGATCACCCGCACCATTACGTCGGCAAACATCGACCGTCTGCGCTTTACCTTCGGTGTACAGGCACTGGTGGAAACCACCTCAAAGGGTGACAGGAATCCGTCGGAAGTCCGTCTGCTGGTTCAGATACAGCGTAACGGTGGCTGGGTGACGGAAAAAGACATCACCATTAAGGGCAAAACCACCTCGCAGTATCTGGCCTCGGTGGTGGTGGGTAACCTGCCGCCGCGCCCGTTTAATATCCGGATGCGCAGGATGACGCCGGACAGCACCACAGACCAGCTGCAGAACAAAACGCTCTGGTCGTCATACACCGAAATCATCGATGTGAAACAGTGCTACCCGAACACGGCACTGGTCGGCGTGCAGGTGGACTCGGAACAGTTCGGCAGCCAGCAGGTGAGCCGTAATTATCATCTTCGCGGGCGCATTCTGCAGGTGCCGTCGAACTATAACCCGCAGACGCGGCAATACAGCGGTATCTGGGACGGAACGTTTAAGCCAGCATACAGCAACAACATGGCCTGGTGTCTGTGGGATATGCTGACCCATCCGCGCTACGGCATGGGGAAGCGTCTCGGTGCGGCGGATGTGGACAAATGGGCGCTGTATGTCATCGGCCAGAATTGCGACCAGTCGGTGCCGGACGGCTTTGGCGGCACGGAGCCGCGCATCACCTGTAATGCGTACCTGACCACACAGCGCAAGGCGTGGGATGTGCTCAGTGATTTCTGCTCGGCGATGCGCTGTATGCCAGTATGGAACGGGCAGACGCTGACGTTCGTGCAGGACCGACCGTCGGATAAGGTGTGGACCTATAACCGCAGTAATGTGGTGATGCCGGATGATGGCGCACCGTTCCGCTACAGCTTCAGCGCCCTGAAAGACCGCCATAATGCCGTTGAGGTGAACTGGATTGACCCGAACAACGGCTGGGAGACGGCGACAGAGCTTGTGGAGGATACGCAGGCCATTGCCCGTTACGGTCGTAACGTCACGAAGATGGATGCTTTTGGCTGTACCAGCCGGGGGCAGGCGCACCGCGCCGGGCTGTGGCTGATTAAAACGGAATTGCTGGAAACGCAGACCGTGGACTTCAGCGTGGGTGCAGAAGGGCTTCGCCATGTACCGGGCGATGTCATTGAAATCTGCGATGATGACTATGCGGGTATCAGCACCGGCGGGCGCGTGCTGGCGGTGAACAGCCAGACGCGGACACTGACGCTCGACCGTGAAATCACGCTGCCATCCTCCGGCACCACGCTGATAAGCCTGGTTGACGGACAGGGGAATCCGGTCAGCGTGGAGGTCCAGTCCGTCACCGACGGCGTGAAGGTAAAAGTGAGCCGGGTTCCTGATGGCGTTGCCGAGTACAGCGTGTGGGGGCTGAAGCTGCCGACGCTGCGCCAGCGCCTGTTCCGCTGCGTGAGTATCCGTGAGAATGACGACGGCACGTATGCCATCACCGCTGTGCAGCATGTGCCGGAGAAAGAGGCCATCGTGGATAACGGGGCGCACTTTGACGGCGACCAGAGCGGCACGGTGAATGGTGTCACGCCGCCAGCAGTGCAGCACCTGACCGCAGAAGTCACCGCAGACAGCGGGGAATACCAGGTGCTGGCGCGCTGGGATACGCCGAAGGTGGTGAAGGGTGTGAGCTTTATGCTTCGCCTGACCGTGGCAGCGGATGACGGCAGTGAGCGGCTGGTCAGCACGGCCCGGACGACGGAAACCACATACCGCTTCAGGCAGCTGGCTCTGGGAAATTACAGTCTGACAGTCCGGGCGGTAAATGCGTGGGGGCAGCAGGGCGATCCGGCGTCGGTATCGTTCCGGATTGCCGCACCGGCAGCACCATCGCGGATTGAGCTGACGCCGGGCTATTTTCAGATAACCGCCACGCCGCATCTTGCGGTTTATGATCCGACTGTACAGTTTGAGTTCTGGTTCTCGGAAAATCGGATTGCGGATATCAGGCAGGTTGAAACCAGCGCGCGTTATCTTGGCACGGCGCTGTACTGGATAGCCGCCAGTATCAATATCAAACCGGGCCATGATTATTATTTTTACGTTCGCAGTGTGAACACCGTCGGCAAATCGACATTCGTGGAGGCTGTCGGTCGGGCGAGCGATGATGCGGAAGGTTACCTGGATTTTTTCAAAGGCCAGATAACCGAATCCCATCTCGGCAAGGAGCTGCTGGAAAAAGTCGAGCTGACGGAGGATAACGCCAGCAAACTGGAGGAGTTTTCGAAAGAGTGGAAGGACGCCAACGATAAATGGAATGCCATGTGGGGCGTCAAAATTGAGCAGACCGAAGACGGCAGGCATTATGTCGCGGGGCTTGGCCTTAGTATGGAGGATACGGAGGAAGGCAAACTGAGCCAGTTCCTGGTTGCCGCTAACCGTATCGCGTTTATTGACCCGGCAAACGGGAATGAAACGCCGATGTTTGTGGCGCAGGGCAACCAGATATTCATGAACGAAGTGTTCCTGAAGTATCTGACGGCTCCCACCATTACCAGTGGCGGCAATCCTCCGGTATTTTCCCTGACACCGGACGGGCGGCTGACGGCGAAAAATGCCGATATCAGCGGTAACGTGAATGCGAACTCCGGGACGCTCAATAATGTCACGATTAACGAGAACTGTCGGGTTCTGGGAAAACTGTCCGCGAACCAGATTGAAGGCGATCTCGTTAAAACAGTGGGCAAAGCTTTCCCCCGTGACTCCCGTGCACCGGAACGGTGGCCATCAGGGACCATTACCGTCAGGGTTTATGACGATCAGTCGTTTGACCGGCAAATTGTTATTCCAGCGGTGGCTTTCAGCGGTGCCAGACATGAACGGGAGAATAGCGATACTTATTCGTCATGCCGCCTGATAGTGAAGAAAAACGGGGCTGAAATTTATAACCGAACGGCTCTGGATAATACTCTGATTTACACGGGTGTTATTGATATGCCTGCAGGCAGTGGCGTAATGACACTGGAGTTTTCGGTATCAGCATGGTGGGTAAATGGCTGGTATCCCACAGCAAGTATCAGCGATTTGCTGGTTGTGGTGATGAAGAAAGCCACCGCAGGCATCAGTATCAGCTGAATTTTATAACCCCAATACGGGCGTCAGAAATGACGCCTTTTTTATTGCAGAAAAGCGAGAGGTAATTATGCGTAAATTATGTGCTGTTATTCTGTCCGCAGTAGTCTGGCTGGTTGCCGCTGGTACGCCAGCGAGCGCAGCAGAGCATCAGTCCACACTAAGCGCCGGGTATCTTCAGGCCCATACTGATATGCCAGGCAGTGATGACCTGAAGGGCATTAACGTGAAATACCGTTATGAATTTACGGACACGCTGGGGCTGGTGACGTCATTCAGTTATGCCAATGCCAAAGATGAGCAAAAAACGCATTACAGCGATACCCGCTGGCATGAAGATTCAGTGCGTAACCGCTGGTTCAGCATGATGGCGGGGCCATCTGTACGCGTGAATGAATGGTTCAGTGCTTATGCGATGGCAGGTGTGGCTTACAGCCGTGTTTCGACGTTCTCCGGGGATTATCTCCGCGTAACTGACAACAAGGGGAAAACGCACGATGTGCTGACCGGAAGTGATGACGATCGCCACAGCAACACGTCTCTGGCGTGGGGAGCTGGCGTGCAGTTTAACCCGACCGAATCCGTGGCCATTGATATTGCTTATGAAGGCTCCGGCAGTGGCGACTGGCGCACTGACGGTTTCATCGTGGGTGTCGGTTATAAGTTCTGATTAGCCAGGTAACACAGTGTTATGACAGCCCGCCGGTTCAGGCGGGCTTTTTTGTGGAGTGGATATGGCAGCAGTAAAAATCTCAGGTGTGCTGAAAGATGGTGCGGGAAAACCAATACAGAACTGCACTATTCAACTGAAGGCAAAGCGTAACAGCACCACGGTACTGGTGAACACGGTGGCCTCTGAAAATCCGGATGAAGCCGGGCGTTACAGCATGGATGTTGAGTATGGTCAGTACAGCGTCACCCTGCTGGTTGAAGGTTTTCCGCCTTCACATGCCGGGACCATTACCGTCTATGAAGGTTCCAGACCAGGTACGCTGAATGATTTTCTCGGTGCCATGACGGAAGATGATGTCATGCCGGAGGCATTGCGTCGTTTTGAGGAAATGGTGGAAGAAGCGGCACGCAACGCTGAAGCCGCCTCTCAGAGCGCAGCGGCGGCAAAGAAATCCGAAACTGCAGCGGCATCATCGAAGAACGCGGCGAAAACCTCAGAAACGAATGCAGCTAACAGCGCACAGGCGGCAGCGGCCTCGCAGACTGCATCGGCAAACTCCGCAACAGCAGCTAAAAAATCAGAAACCAACGCGAAAAATAGCGAGACAGCCGCAAAGACGAGCGAAACCAACGCAAAGTCCAGCCAGACGGCAGCGAAGACCAGCGAAACGAATGCCAAAGCCAGTGAAACTGCGGCAAAAAACAGCCAGGTTGCAGCAGCCCAAAGCGAGAGCGCGGCAGCCGGTTCTGCGACTTCAGCAGCTGGATCAGCAACTGCTACGGCTAACAGCCAGAAAGCTGCGAAGACGAGTGAAACTAACGCAAAGTCCAGCCAGACGGCAGCGAAGACCAGCGAAACGAATGCCAAAGCCAGTGAAACTGCGGCGAAAAGCAGTCAGGATGCAGCGGCTCAAAGCGAGAGTGCCGCAGCCAGTTCTGCAAGCGCGGCGGCTGCTTCTGCCACTGCATCAGCTAACAGTCAAAAAGCAGCAAAAACCAGTGAAACCAACGCAAAGGTGAGCGAAACAGCGGCAGCGAACTCAGCGAAAGCATCGGCAGCAAGCCAGACGGCAGCTAAAGCAAGCGAAGATGCAGCCAGAGAGTACGCAAGCCAGGCTGCGGAGCCGTATAAATATGTCTTACAGCCGCTGCCTGATGTGTGGATACCATTTAACGATTCGCTGGATATGATTACGGGCTTTTCGCCGTCATATAAAAAAATTGTTATTGGTGACGATGAAATAACGATGCCTGGCGACAAGATTGTTAAGTTTAAACGTGCATCGAAAGCAACCTATATTAACAAATCTGGTGTGCTGACAGAGGCTGCCATTGACGAGCCACGATTTGAACGTGATGGCCTGCTTATTGAGGGGCAAAGAACAAACTACATGCTCAATTCGGAAAGCCCTGCCAGTTGGGGGCGATCTTCAAATATGGATGTGCCCGAAACAGGGACGGATAATTTTGGTTTTACCTATGGAAAGTTTGTCTGCAACGATTCTCTGATTGGGCAAACCTCAGCCATTAATATGGCATCAATTGCTGCAACAAAGTCAGTTGATGTCTCAGGCGATAATAAACACGTGACAACCTCATGTCGTTTTAAAACAGAACTGCAGGTAAGGTTGCGTATCCGGTTTGATAAATATGACGGTAGCGCAACAACTTTTCTTGGTGATGCGTATATTGATACACAAACGCTTGAAATTAATATGACAGGCGGTGCTGCCTCAAGGATTACAGCGAGAGTCAGAAAGGACGAAGCTACCGGATGGATTTTTGCAGAGGCAACAATTCAGGCAATTGATGGGGAGCTAAAAATAGGCTCTCAGATACAGTATTCTCCTAAGCAGAGCGGGGCAACCGTATCTGGTGACTATATTTATCTGGCCACCCCACAAGTAGAAGATGGGCCTTGTGTATCATCTTTTATTATATCAGGAGCGACGGCGGCGACCCGCGCAAGCGATATAGTTACAGTTCCAATTAAGAATAATCTTTATAATCTTCCTTTTACGGTTCTTTGTGAGGTACATAAGAACTGGTATAAAACGCCAAATGCAGCGCCACGTGTTTTTGATACCGGCGGTCATCAAACCGGAGCGGCTATTATTCTTGGCTTCGGTCGTTCAACAGATTACGACGGATTTCCTTATTGCGATATTGGAGGAGCTAACAGACGGGTAAACGAAAACGCATCGCTTGAAAAAATGGTTATGGGGATGCGTGTAAAGTCAGAGCAGTCTACGTGCTCAGTAAGTAACGGGCATATATCCAGCGAAACAAAAACCACATGGTCCTGTATTCAGAACACCGCAATTATCCGTATTGGAGGCCAGACTACAGCCGGGTTACGTCATTTATTTGGTCATGTCAGGAATTTCAGAATATGGCACAAGGCATTGACTGATGCTCAGGTGGGGGAGTCAATCTAATGAAAGATTTAACACTCAAATTTGCCGACAGGGCCGACTTTTCGGCCTTTATGGATAGCACTGGCTATTATGATGACGAGTCGATGCAGGATGATATTCTTATTGACGTGATAGGTAACGTGTACAAAGAAACCGGAGAACTGACTGAAGATGGCGAACCGGTATGTGTTAAGGAAGACGGATATTTTGTAAACGTGCGCATCATTAATGATTCGCAAATATCGTCATTATTCGATGAATACGTGGTTGCTGTTGAGCATCAACTTCGTGGCTGGATGTGAGGAAGAAAAATGGCTACATCGACAGTAATTCCTGATGACATCAAAACGCTAAAATCCGACGTTAGCAAATTAAAAAACGATCAAGGAAGCTACGCAACAAAATTATATGTAGACAGCAAAGATGAAATCGTTGGTGACTGGTCTGCTTCATGGTATCAGCAGGTATTGCCAACTAGCGGAGCTATATTTGGGAGAAAACTCCGCTCAACTCACAGGACGGCAGGTGTTGAGGATGCGTATTGCGAACTATACCTCAAAAAATGGATAGACAGTCCAGGTAACGCAATGGCGCGCCTTAACCTGAACGATAACGGGACAAACATTTGCTGGGACTTTACCAACCTTTATGGCGGTACGATGATTTTTCCCGGTGACAGCGGATACCTCAAAATGGGTAACTGCCTTATGTCATACAGCAAGCGTGGAAGTAACGCGCTTATTAAATTTGATTACACCGACACATTACAGATCAAATATGCCAATCATGGGTCAACCATGACATTAAACACACAGGGAACCGCTTATGCTGGTGTTACTGCTCAATTGTGGGGCAACACCAGCCGTCCTGTTGTTTATGAAGTCGGTGTTGATGGTGGCGCTTATATGTTCTATGCGCAGAAAAATACCGATAACACCTATATGTTAAGCGTTAATGGTGCATGTCATGCCACCGCATTTAACCAGCATTCCGACCGGGATCTGAAAGACAACATTCAGGTGATCGATAATGCAACCGACCGCATCCGTAAAATGAACGGCTATACATACACGCTTAAAGAAAACGGTATGCCCTATGCTGGTGTCATTGCACAGGAAGCTCTGGAAGCAATCCCAGAAGTTGTAGGTTCCGCAATGAAATATCAGGACGGTGCGAGCGGATCGGAAGGTGAAGAAGGTGAACGTTATTACACAGTAGATTATTCTGGTGTTACTGGCTTGCTTGTTCAGGTAGCCAGAGAGTCAGACGACAGAATAACAGCACTGGAAGAAGAAAACGCAGAATTAAGACAAAGATTATCTGCAATTGAGGCGGCGCTTGCGTCTAAATAA